GCGGCTCTGGCCCATCGAACTGCTGGCCGACCTGGACGGCAAGCGCGAGTTCGGCAACACGAAAAAGGGCGTGCGCCAGGCACGCGCCTTCACCTCCATGACCGGCGTGCGCGGCGACCGCGTCATCCTGGACGACCCGATCAGCGCGGACAACGCCAACAGCCAGGCCAAACTGGAGGCCGCACGCATTGCCTTCACCGAGACGCTGCCGACCCGGATCAACTCGGACAAGTCGGCCATCGTGGTCATCATGCAGCGCCTGAACGAGAAGGACATTTCCGGCGTCATCCTGGATATGGGCCTGCCCTACGTGCATCTGTGCATCCCCATGCGCTTCGAGCCGGAGCGGCGCAGCACCACGGCCATCGGATGGTCCGACCCACGGACCGAGGAAGGCGAGTTGATGTTGCCCGAGCGCTTTGGCGAGGAACAGGTGACCGAGTTGGAGAAGACCCTTGGCACCTACGGCGCGGCCGGGCAACTGCAGCAGCGGCCAGCCCCGCGCGGCGGCGGCATCATCAACACCGAGTGGTTCACCTACTGGAAGGCCGTGCCCCAGTTGGAGTTCCGCTTCATCACGGTGGACACGGCCCAGAAGACGGCAGAGCAGAACGACTGGTCGGTCATGCAAGCCTGGGCACGCTCGAGCACCGGCAAGGCCGTCAAGCTGGACCAGGTGCGCGGCAAGTGGGAGGCTCCCGAGTTGCTGGTGCAGGCGCGCGCCTTCTGGATGAAGCACCTGGGCGACCAGCGGCCGCTGTGCCAGAAGGCGGCGCTGCGCGGCATGTACGTCGAGGATAAGGTGTCCGGCACTGGCCTGATCCAGACCCTGCGGCGCGAGGGCATCCCGGTGGTGCCGGTCCAGCGCAGCAAGGACAAGATCAGCCGTGGCTACGACGCGGCCCCGTTCATCGAGTCCGGCAACGTGGCCCTTCCCGAGGACGCGCCTTGGCTGTCAGACTTCCTGGCCGAGGTGGCCAGCTTCCCGGCTGGCGCGCACGACGACCAGCTTGACCCCATGTTCGACGCCATCAATCTGGTGCAGCGTCTGCCTGCGGTGAAGTCCCACAACTTCACACCATTGCCAGTCATGCACAAATGGTGAGACAATATTGCAAAGTGAGGAGCGCCCATGGCCAGAATTTCCCGAGATCAACAGTTGGCAAACCTGCATGCTGAGGCGCTGGCTGAGTTCGACAACATCCAGACAGCCCTGCGCGACGAGCGTCTGCAGTGCTTGCAGGACCGTCGCTTCTACAGCCTGGCAGGCAGCCAATGGGAAGGCCCACTTTGGGACCAGTACGCCAACAAGCCCAAGTTCGAGGTGAACAAGGTTCACCTGGCCGTCATCCGCATCATCAACGAGTACCGCAACAACCGGATCACCGTTGACTTCACCAGCAAGGACGGCGAGGAACGCGACGACCTGGCAGACACCTGCGACGGTCTGTACCGCGCGGACGAGCAGGACAGCGTGGCCGACGAGGCCTATGACAACGCCTTCGAGGAAGCTGTGGGCGGCGGCTTCGGTGCCTGGCGTCTGCGCACCGTCTACGAGGACGAGGAAGACCCAGACAACGACAAGCAGCGCATCCGCATCGAGCCGATCTTCGACGCGGACTCGTCCGTGTTCTTTGATCTGGAGGCCAAGCGCCAGGACAAGGCCGATGCCAAGCGCTGCTTCGTGATCACGGCCATGACCCGCGAGGCCTACAAGGACACGTGGGGCGACGACCCGACAAGCTGGCCAAAGATCGTCCACCAGTACGAGTTCGACTGGTGCACGCCTGATGTGGTCTACGTGGCCGAGTACTACCGCGTCGAGGAAAAGGCCGAGACTGTTCGCATCTTCCGCACCATCGCTGGCGAGGAAGAACGCTACACCCAGGCCGACTTCGACAAGGACGAGACCCTGGAGGAAACGCTGGAGGCCGTTGGCACGGTCGAGGTCCGGCGCAAGAAGTTCAAGACCCGGCGCGTGCACAAGTACATCATGTCGGGCGGCAAGATTCTGGAGGACGCTGGATACATCGCAGGAAAATGCATCCCCATCGTGCCGGTCTACGGCAAGCGCTGGTTCGTGGACAACATCGAGCGCTGCATGGGCCACGTGCGCCTGGCCAAGGATGCGCAGCGCCTGAAAAACATGCAGCTGTCCAAGCTGGGCGAGATCAGCGCGCTGTCCAGCGTCGAGAAGCCGATCCTCACGCCTGAGCAGGTCGCTGGCCACCAGGTCATGTGGGCAGAGGACAACCTCAAGGACTATCCGTACCTGCTGATCAACCCGATCACGGACCAGAACGGCAACCAAGCTGTCAGCGGCCCGGTGGCCTACACCCGCAGCCCGGCCATCCCTCCGGCCATGGCGGCCCTGCTCCAGATCACCGAGCAGGACATGCAGGACATTCTGGGCAACGCGCAGCAGGCCGACAAGATGGTCAGCAACATCTCCGGCAAGGCCGTCGAGATGATCCAGAGCCGTCTGGACATGCAGACCTTCATCTACATGAGCAACTTCGCCAAGGGCATGAAGCGCTGCGGCGAAATCTGGCTGTCGATGGCGCGCGAGGTTTACAGCGAGGACGGCCGCAAGATGAAGGCCATCACCGCCAGCGGCGATGTGCAGGCCGTCGAGTTGATGAAGCCGATGGTCGATCAGGAGACTGGCGAGATCATCCTGCAGAACGACCTGAGTTCGGCCAGCTTTGATGTGGACGTCGAGGTCGGCCCATCCAGCAGCAGCAAGCGCGCTGCCACCGTCCGTGCCCTGACCGGCATGATGGCCATCACATCCGACCCGGAAACCTCGCAGGTGCTGCAGGCCATGGCCATGATGAACATGGAGGGCGAGGGCATCAGCGATGTGCGCGACTTCTTCCGCAAGAAGCTGGTGCGCATGGGCGTGGTTGAGCCGACCGAGGCAGAGGCCGAAGAACTGGCGGCCATGCTGCAAGGCCAGCAAGACCCGAACGCGATCTTCCTGCAGGCAGCGGCCGAAGAAGCTATCGCCAAGGCAGCCAGGGCGCGTGCCGACACGGTCAAGACCGTGGCCGACGCAGAACTGTCGCGCGCGCGCACAGTCGAGACGCTGGCCAATGTCGACATGGATTCTCAAGACCACGCGCTGAATTTGGCGCGTGAGATTGGCGGCGTGGTGGTGGATCAGGCGCAGCCTGCCACCGGCCAGCCACCGATGTGACGAATATGCGGTATCCACCCAGCCGCTTCAGTGGGTGAGTTTGATGGGGTAAGACGATGGGAAAAAAGGCAGAAGACGGAGACCAGATCGAGATCGACGACGTTGAAGTGCTCGACGACGAGGCAGGCCAGACTGAGAACGTGGGTGATGAGGACAATTCCATCACCGACCAGGACGGCGATGCTGACGACGGCGATGACACTGAAGGCGACGACGATGAGGTCGTGGTGTCCATTGGTGAGGAAGCGCCACCTCCCGAAGAGACGACTCGTGCGCCCGAGTGGGTTCGTGAGTTGCGTAAGGCAGACAGAGAGAAAGCACGTCGAATCAAGGAACTCGAAGCCAAGCTGAACGCTGCTGCAGCGACTGAGACCAAGCCGGTCGCGCTGGGAGCGAAGCCAAAGCTGGAGGACCATGATTACGACACGGAGAAGTTCGAAGCGGCACTGGCCGATTGGTACGAGCGCAAGCGCGTGGCCGATCAGCAAGTCGAGCAGCAGCGCCAGGCCGAGAAGGCCCAGCACGATGCTTGGCAAGCGAGGCTTGAATCCTACGGCAAGGCGCGAGCCGAGTTGAAGGTGCGCGATTTTGAGGACGCTGAGGCCGTGGCCCAGGAAGTTCTTGACGTCACGCAGCAAGGCATCGTGGTGCAAGGCGCTGACAACCCGGCTCTCGTGATTTACGCACTCGGCAAGAACCCGAAGAAGGCCAAGGAAATCTCGAGCATTAAAGACCCCGTAAAGTTTGCCTTTGCGGTAGCGAAACTGGAGAAGGAATTGAAAGTGACGAACCGTAAGGCAGCCCCACCGCCTGAGCGCACGATCCAGGGAACTGGTCGCGTGTCTGGCGCAGTGGACTCAACCCTTGAACGGCTGCGAGCCGAAGCTGAGAAGACTGGAAACTACACGAAAGTGATCCAGTACAAACAGCAGAAGCGGACAGCGAAAGCCTAAATTCTTGAAAGGACAAAATCATGTCTAACGCATTTTCCAAAGAAGAACGCGTCGCGTTTGAAGACCTGCTCGAAGGCTTCCACGATGCACTGGTGCTCTCGCGCAACGTGGGCATCTACAACACCGACCAGACGATGATGGCTCGTACCAACGACGTCATCTGGCGTCCGATGCCTTACATCGCTCAGTCGATCTCGTCCACTCCTGGTGTCGCTATCGGTGGCTACCAGGACATGACGCAGTTGTCTGTTCCTGCCACCATCGGCTTCAGCCGCACGGTGCCATGGACCATGACCACGCTCGACCTGCGCGATGCACTGCAAGAAGGCCGTCTGGGTGAAGCTGCCAAGCAGAAGCTGGCCAGCGACATCAACCTGGCGATCATGAACGCTGCTGCGAACCTTGGATCGCTGGTGGTGGACATCGGTGCTGCTGCCGGTACTTATGACGACGTTGCCCTGTGCGACTCGATCATGAACGAGCAGGGCGTGGCCGATTACGACCGCTTCCTGGCCCTGTCCAGCCGTGACTACAACGGCCTGGCTGGCAACATCGCTGGCGCTGCGGCTGCTGCTACCCGTTCGTTTGGTGGCAACAAGTCCAACACCGCATTCGAGCGTTCGTTCGTCGGCATGGTGGCTGGTTTCGAGACCTTCAAGTTCGACTACGCCAACCGTCTGACTGGTGCTGCTGGTGGTGCGACCCTGATTGACACCCAGGCCGCTGCCAACAACTACTACGTCCCGGCTGCCACCTCGACCGCACCGTCTGGCGAGACCCAGAACGTGGACAACCGCTTCCAGACCATCACCGTGGACAACACGGCCGGTGTTGTGGCTGGCGATGCGTTCACCATCTCTGGCGTCGAGGCCGTGCACCACATCACCAAGCAAGGTACTGGCCAGCCCAAGACCTTCCGCGTGGTGCAGGTGGTCAACGGTACCGACCTGGTCATCACCCCGCCGATCATCTCGGCCCAGGGTGGTTCCGACGCTGAACTGCAGTACCAGAACTGCATCGTGACGCCTGCTGCCGCTGCTCCGTTCACCTGGCTGAACGTCAACACCGCAGCCGTCAACGTTTTCTGGCAGCGCGACGCTCTGGAACTGCTGCCCGGCCGCTACGCTGTCCCGACCGATGCTGGCACCGCAGTGATGCGCGCCACCACCGACCAGGGCATCGAAGTGGTGATGCAGAAGTTCTACGACATCGACTCGATGACGATCAAGTATCGTCTCGACACGCTGTTCGGCGTGGTGAACAAGCAGCCTGAGATGTCCGGCATCCTGCTGTTCAACCAGTAAGCTGAGTAGGACAATGGGGGGGCTTCGGCCCCTCCATCCACAAGGAGAACACCATGCCCCTGACCAAAGGTTATTCGAGCAAGTCCATCGGCAAGAACATTGCCAAGGAAATGAAATCCGGCATGCCGCAGAAGCAAGCCGTGGCCGTCGCGCTGAATGTCGCGCGCAAGGCTGCAAAGGCTGCAGGCAAGCCAAGCAAGGCACCGGCGAAGAAGGCCAAGAAATGAGCGCGTTGCCCTGCTCCATCTATCGCGCGCCTGGCTCCATCCGGCGTGCCCGTTACAGCTACGACACCATGCTGGCGACCACGCAACAGCAACTGGACGCACGACTTGCGTCCGGCTGGCATCTGACGCTGGAGCAGGCTCTCGATGCAGCAGGGGAAAGCGCTTCACGCCACCTGGCCAACCGCAAGGTGCGCGTGCGCAAGGTGCGAGTGGCAGCGCCACCTGCCGAGCGTCGCGCATCCTTCAAGCGTGCTGCTGCCGCTGCAAAGGTCGATCAAATCGTTGCCGATACAGCACCTGTCGAAGAACCGACAGCCGTGCCAGACGACGACGCTGCACCGACCCGTATTGAAATGGTGGCAAAGGCCACAGAACTTGGCATCAAGTTCAGCAAGCGCACCAGCGACGAAAAGCTGCTGGCCATGATCAACGAAGCACTCAAGGAGGTGTGACATGGGCTACAGCAAGCGCCAGTTCGTCGCAGCCGCATTCGAGGAAATCGGCCTGGCCTCTTACGCCTTCGACCTGCAACCGCAACAGTTCGAGTCTGCCCTGCGCAGGCTCGACGCCATGATGGCATCTTGGAACGCGCTGGGCATTCGCCTGGGCTATCCGCTGCCGTCCAGTCCGCAGTTCAGCGACCTGGATGCCGAGTCCGAGGTGCCCGACAGCGCCAATGAGGCCATCATTACAAACCTGGCGGTCAAGATCGCGCCCGGCTACGGCAAGCAGGTCATGCCGGACACCAAGGCTACGGCCAAGGAAACCTACAACACGCTCCTGTCGCGCGCTGCTGCACCGCTGGAGCAGCAACTGCCTGGCACCATGCCATCCGGCGCTGGAAACAAGCCGTGGCGCGTCTACGACGACCCATTCCTGCGTCCTCCTGTCGATCCGGTCTTGGCCGGGCAGGATGGACCCATCGAGTTCAACTGAAAGGATTGACCCATGCCAACCATCAACCAACTCCCACTGCTTGCCCAGGTCTCTCCTGGCGACCAGGTGCCCGTCTACAGCCCGAACAACGGCGACGCGCGTCGTCTGCCAATCAGTTCGCTGCTGCAGTTCTTCCAGCAGACCTTCGCCAGCCCGACGCTTGCCACCAACGTCTACACGCCTGGCACCGGCTTCAACCTGGCCGTTCCGACGCCTGTGGCCGCACAGCAGTGGATGCTGATCCAGCCTGCTGGAACTCTGGCCGCAGGCACCGTCACGCTTTCGCTGAATACCGGAACGCCTGACGGTACCGAGGTGTTGATCACGACCACGCAGGAAATCACCGCGTTCACGCTTGCTCCGAACGGCGCTGCAAACGTTTATGGCGCACCGACAACGCTTCTGGCAACCGAGTTCTTCCGCATGCGCTTTGTGCAGGCCACGAACTCTTGGTACCGTATCGCTTAATCGAAGGAGAAATTGAAATGATGAACAACCAATTCAGCCAGCGTCTTGGCTCCAATCAAGTTGTGGCACCTGGCGCTGCATCTGCCAGCGTCAACGTCAACCCGACTGACAAGGCAGTGCGGCTAGTCAACACTGGCAGCAATGTCTGCTACGTCCGAATCGGAACTGGCGCGCAAACGGCCACCACTGCAGACATTCCTGTGCGTGGTGCCAGCGAGGTCATCATTCGCAAGCTCGATGGAGCAGACACTGTGGCCTATATCTCTGCTGCAGGCACCACGCTGAACATTGCGACTGGTGAAGGCGGCATCTAATGCCAGCCAAGAAAGACCCGCGTCTGGAGCGCGCAGGCGTCGAAGGCTACAACAAGCCTAAGCGCACGCCTTCGCATCCAACAAAGTCGCACGTTGTGGTGGCCAAAGATGGCGACCAGGTCAAAACCATCCGGTTTGGCCAGCAAGGTGTGTCCGGGTCTCCGAAGCGCGAAGGCGAATCCAAAGCGGACAAAGCCCGGCGCGAATCATTCAAGGCCAGGCACGCTGAGAACATCGCCAAGGGCAAGATGAGCGCAGCGTATTGGTCAAATCGCGTGAAGTGGTGACCTGAATGCAGATTCCAATCCTCAACGGCATCTACACGGACAACGGTCCGGACATTCTCACGTCCTATCCGGTCAACCTTGTGCCGGTGCCGAAGAAGTCTGGCATCAGCAATGGGTTCTTGCGGCCAGGTGACGGCCTGGTGGCCAACGGCGCTGGCCCAGGCATCGACCGTGGCGGCATCAATTGGAACGGCACCTGCTACCGCGTCATGGGCACCAAGCTCGTGACCGTGGCCAGCGACGGCGCTGTGACCGTGCTTGGCGATGTTGGCGGCCCGGTCAACACGCTGGTGACGTTCGACTACAGTTTCGACCGCCTTGCCATCGCGTCCGGTGGGCGTCTGTACTACTGGAACGGCGCACTCACGCAAGTGACCGATCCGGACATTGGCACCGTGCTCGATGTGGTCTGGGTGGACGGCTACTTCATGACCACCGATGGCACCAGCCTGGTGGTGACAGAACTGACCGACCCGACACAGGTCAATCCGCTGAAGTACGGGTCTAGCGAGGTCGACCCAGACCCGGTGGTGGCACTGCTCAAGCTGCGCAACGAAATCTATGCGCTGAACCGCAACACCATCGAGGTGTTCGACAACGTTGGAGGCGACTTCTTCCCGTTTCAGCGCATCGACGGTGCCCAGATTCAGAAGGGCGTCATTGGCACCTTCGGATGCTGCGTCTACTTGGAAACGGTGGCATTCCTTGGCAGCGGTCGCAACGAGCAGCCTGGCATCTATCTTGGCGCGAACGCATCTGCGCAAAAGATCAGCACGCAGGAAATCGATATTCTGTTGCTGAACTACACCGAGGCGCAACTGGCCACGGTAAAGCTGGAGGCGCGCAACGACAAGAACCACCAGCACCTGTATGTGCACCTTCCGGACCGCACAGTCGTCTATGACGCAGCGGCCAGCGAGGCGCTGGGTGAGCAGGTCTGGTTCACGCTGACCACCAGTCAGGTTGGTTTCAGCCAGTACCGTGCGCGCAATTTGGTGTGGGCCTACGACAAGTGGTTGGTTGGAGATCCGCAGTCCAGCACCATCGGATACATGGTGCAGGACATTGGCAGCCATTGGGGACAGATCGTGCGCTGGGAGTTCGGCACGCTCATTGCCTACAAAGAAGGCAACGGCGCGATCTTCAACGAACTGGAGTTGGTCGCACTGACAGGCCGAGTGGCGCTTGGCACTGACCCGATCATCAGCACCAGCTACTCGGTGGATGGCCTTGCATGGAGTCAGGACCGGCCCATTCGTGTTGGCACTACAGGAAGCACCAAGAAGCGCCTGGCCTGGTTCCAGCAGGGCCACATGCTGAACTGGCGCATCCAGCGCTTCCGTGGTGACACGCAGGCACATCTGTCATTCGCCAGGCTTGAGGCACAAATAGAGGCGCTTGCGTACTGACCATGGCCACGCGAAAACTCAACCTTACCCGCGACCAGCTTGCAACGTTCCTGAAGAACCACGAGCAGATAAAACAGTTCGAGCAACTGTTTGCAGTTGCTGATGCAATTGCGCCTGATGTTGTCAACGAGGTCAGAATTGAGGCAGGTACGGCGCAGGCAACAGCAAATGATGCGCTTTCTCAGATCATCCAATTAGCTCAAGACGCAGCAATCAACAGCAGCTCGGCTGATCAAAAAGCTGTGCAGGCTTTGGACACGCTTGGCCGCATAGCAAACGCACTGGAAATGCTGTCCACGGCTCCTGTCATCCAGAACAACAATTCTGTGGTGACGGATTACATCGATCTGCCTGAGAACGGTCCTCACGTGACACAGGCCAGGCGCGTGCAGTGGAACCGCGACGATGGGACGATGGACGTCGGGCTGTACGGTGGAAGTGTGCTGCAGGTTGGCCAAGAGACGATGTTCTATTCAAAGAACACCAGCGGCTCATTGATTCCAAACGGTACACCAGTGATGTTCACTGGAACTGTCGGAGCATCAGGAAAGCTCACGTTTGGATTAGCTGTCGCAGATGGTTCTGTTCCTGCAGACTACATGATGGGCGTGACAACCCAGGACATTGATGACAACGCTTTTGGCTACGTGACCATCTTTGGACTGGTGCGTGGATTCAATACAACTGGAACGCCTTATGGCGAGGTCTGGGCAGATGGCGATCTGCTGTATTTCGGAACATCTGCTCCTGGAACTTGGACAAAGGTGCAACCAATTGCACCA